TTTAACTTATTGTTAATAGATATAACTCCAGTTAAAATTTCTGTTTGTTCTGTTATTGCTCCTGAACTTACATTTCCATCTGTTCCACCTTCTAAAGCTATTACTTCAATTTCTGTCTCTCTTGCTGTAGTTGTAATTGTAGATGTATTTAGAGTTACAAATTGAACTCCTGATTTAGTTTCAACTCCCCAAGCTTGAGGTATCTGTGTTCCTATTTCAGCAGTAACTGTAATTTTACCAACTGCTTTTTTTCCTTTTTCCCAAGTCATACCTAAATGACTAGTTATAGCATTTAAGTTAGACCCTGTTGCAGTATAGACTGACAATTCATTGAATGCTGTTAAAGCTTGCAAATAACTATCGTACTCTTCAGCACTATCAAACCTTAACCAAGCAATTATAATGTTACTATCTGTTTCCCTTAGGTCAGGCTTTACACTTTTAAAGTCATTTAGCTTTCTAGTGTATATTTCATCTATAGTTGGCACTATAAAGCCCTTATCTTGCGCCGTACCTTCCCGCAGTTAAAGGAAATCATGGATAAAGCCTATCTGTACTACCCTAAAGCGTTCCCCGACGCAAAGTACAACAAGACAGAACACCGATGGACTTTTCCGTCGGGCGCAAAGATAGATTTCGGAAGCTTAAATTCCGAAGAGGACAAGTACAAGTACCAAGGTATCGCATACGACTTTATCGGCTTTGACGAGCTTACGCATTTCACAGCGACACAATACGAGTATCTAAAGTCACGAAACCGTGCAAACGGGGCGGGTACAATCGTATATACACGGGCGACAGCGAACCCCGGCGGTATCGGGCATGGTTGGGTAAAGGATCGCTTTGTTACTTCCTGCAAAGCAGGAGAGACAAAAGTAGAGGTGCACAAGGTAAAGACAGCGGAAGGGATAGAGTATAGGGCGCAGTCGAGGGTATATATCCCGGCTTCTGTCTTTGATAACAAGAAATTACTGGAAAATAACCCGGAGTATGTGACGCACCTAGCGGCACTACCCGAAGCAGAGCGGAATGCCCTTTTATATGGCGACTGGGACAGCTTCAACGGGCAAGTTTTCACAGAATTTAGAAATTCCGTGGATGGGTACGATACACACCAATTCAGTCATGTGATTAAGCCTTTTCCAATTCCCGACTGGTGGAAAGTCTTCCGCGCGTATGATTTTGGCTATTCTAAGCCCTATGCGGTGTTGTGGTTTGCGGTAGACGGTGACGGGAGAATGTACCTTATACGGGAACTCTACGGGTGCACGAGCACGCCGAACACAGGCGTGAAAGAAGAGCCACACGAGCAGGCACGAAGGATAAGAGAGATAGAAGCGACAGATGAGAGGTTAAAGGGAAGAAAGATAAGCGCAGGAAGTGTAGCAGACCCCGCCATATGGAATAAGTCGACAGGTGTAAGTGTCGCGGACGCTATGGAAGCGGAAGGGATTTACTTTGACAAGGGCGACCATGAGAGACTAGCGGGGCTTATGCAGTGCCACTATAGGCTAGCATTCGATGAAAAGGGCTATTCAATGTTTTACGTGTTTTCGGACTGCTTGGACTTCATAAGGACGATACCGAACCTCACATACGATGAAAAGAATGTCGAGGACATCGATTCAAGCCAGGAAGACCATATATACGACGCATGGCGGTATGCATGCATGCAAAACCCGATAAAGGCAAGACGGAATTTCTTAGATAGCGACAATCACGATTTCGACCCGCTGAATTTATATAAAGGAAACAGCAGAGTACGGATGTACCGAACATAGAAAGAGAGGGGAAAAGATGGCAAGAGCCAAGAAAGAAAAGGTAGTAGAGGACGCTTTAAAGCAGGAGATGTCACAAGAGGCGGCGCAAGCGGAAGTAGAAAGAGAAGAGGCAGAAAAGCAGGAAGTAAAAAGGGCAATCTCTTCCATTATCCCGAAGCTTACGGACGAGGATTGCTTAGAAGCTATGAGTAGGTGCAGGAAGTACCACGAGAAAATGCAAGGCTTAGAAAACCGCATTAAAGAAAATGAAGCTTACTATCGTCAGCAGTACACCTACTACAAGAACCTTGACGAGCAGAGAAGTCTTCCCGAAAAGGGGAGCGGGTATCTCTTAAATGCGGTTATTAACAAGGTCGCTGACATGATGGACAACTACCCGCAACCGACAATCCTTCCGCGTGAAGAGTCGGACGAAGAGACAGCTTCAATCCTTAGCAAGGTTATTCCTGCAATCTTGGAGCGGAACAACTACACGAAAGTGTATTACAAATGCGCAATGGAAAAGGTAAAGAACGGGGTTTCTGTTGCAGGCGTGTTTTGGAATCCGACGAAGGACAATATAGGCGATGTGGAGATTAAAAGAATAGACATCTTAAATATGCGTTGGGAGCCAAACATAGAGGACATACAGGACAGTAAAGAGGTGTTTATCCTTACGGAGTCCGATGTAGAGACTATGAAGGTGCTTTACCCCGATAAGCTTTCCGACCTTGCAGGATCATACAATGCGGACTTGTCCCACTACAGCGACACGGAAGTATCAAGAGCGGATGAGAAAGTGATTGTCTATGACTGGTATTACAAAAAGACGGTATCAGTGGAGATTAGCGGGCAGGTGTTCCCGAAGACTGTCCTGCATTATGCGAAGTTTTGCGATGGAAAATTGCTTTACGCCTCTGAAAATGACCCGACAAAGTCCGAAGGTTGGTACGAGGACGGGCAATATCCTTTTGTCTTTGATGTGATGTACCCGATTAAAGATACGCCTGTAGGTTTCGGCATGATTGATATTATTCGAGAGCCGCAGGAATTCATAGACAAGATGAATAAGGCCTTGATTCAGAATGTTCTTGCCAATGCCCGCCCTCGAAGGCTTGTAAAGGAATCGACAAATGTAAACGAAGAGGAGTTCAGCGACTACAACAAGTTGTTAGTGCACTACGAAGGAAGTCCCGACGGCATTCTTCCCTTGGAAGTAAATCCTTTGCCCGCTATCTATGCGCAGATTTTGGAGAACACGAAGGAAGAACTAAAGGAAAATTCGGGCAATCGTGACTTCTCACAGGGAACAACAAGCGGGGGAGTAACGGCGGCGTCAGCCATTGCCGCATTGCAAGAAGCGTCAAGTAAGACCTCTAGGACGATGAATCTCGTTTCCTACGACGCTTTTAAGTCCCTAATCACTATGGTTATCAGCAGAATGCAGCAGTTTTACAGCGTGCCTAGAACCTACCGCATTATCTTAAACAATGAGAATTACTATGCTATGGTAGGTATTTCGAAAGATTCCCCGATGGCAAGCGATTCTATGGCGGAGCTGTTGCCAAACTCTGCATTCGACCAGTCCATAGGGAAGTATATGGGCGGGCATAAGCCGATTTACGATATTTCGGTAGGCGCAGAGAAGTCCAGTCCCTATTCAAGAGTGGCGCAGAATGAATTTGCTAAAGAGCTTTTCCAATTAGGCGTTTTCAATCCACAGCTTGCGGATCAGACGCTAGGCATGCTTAAGATGATGGACTTTGACCAAAAGGAAGAGATTATACAGAGCGTATCTGAAAACCAAACCCTACTGCAGGAGAATTTGCAAATGAAGCAGTTACTGCAGGGCTTAGGCGGTATCGTAGCGGAAACAACGGGAGACACCCGTATCATGGAAATGTTCCCGCCGGAAGACGCGCAGGCAATGCCCGGAAGAGTCGAAGACAACGGAAGCATGGAAGTAAATCAGCTTGGAGAAGTGAAAAAGCATACTGGGCAGTCACAGGCTGACAAGGCACGAGAAGCAGCGAGAGAGAGGGCAAGCATATGATAGAGATTCGATTTAAGGAAAGCCCGAAGGAGATAAAGCTATCCGCAAGCGGGCATGCACAGAGGGAAGAAGAAGGCACGGCATACGCCTGTAGTAAGGTTTCCATCCTTACGCAGGCTTTGGCACTTTCCGTCCTGGATCTATCGGAAAAGAAAAGAAGAAACGGAGTAGACTACATGGCCAGTCACGGGGAGTTTTCTCTTTTGGTGGATTTGCGGGCGTTCGTGCCGGAAGAAAGAGAAAAGATAAAGTCCTACTTTGCCCTTTGTATGGGGGGCTTAGAGATAGTCAAACAGCAATTTGAAAAAAGTATTCTTATTGCGTGTGAATAAAGAATAAATGTTTGTTAAAACAAATGTATAGACGCTAGGGAAAGACCTAAGATAACGGCACACTCACCGAGATTGAGCAGAAAGGAAAAGAAATGAAAAAATTGTATTTACACCCTTTGCAGTTTGATGGAGACGGAGAAGGAGAAGCACAGGCGCAGGCAGAAGGCACGGAAGAGGTAGCGAAAGAGGAAGAGAAGAAAGACATCCCCGAAGAAGCACCGATTCCGAAGAAAGACCTTAAGGCACTCTTAAAAGAGGACGCAGAGTTAAAAGCGCAGTATGACAAAGCAATTCAGAGCCAAATCACAAGACGCTTTAAAGACTACGAGGGCTTACGAGAGAGAAGCCAAGCGCTTGACAACTTAGCTAACTTAGTACGAAGTGCATTCCCCGACGCACCGCAGGACGGAGATGCGAATGCCCTTTTTATGTACTTGCAAGGCAAGTCAGACCTTTTCACTGAAGCCGCAAGCCAAGCAGGCATGACAGTAGACGCCTATCGCAGAATGCAGGAAATGGAAGCGAAGAATCGCGCGCTCCTTGGAGAGCAAAGAGCCATGCAGGAAGAAGCGAGACGGCAGGAAATGTATGCTATGTGGGACGCACAAGTCCCCGAAGTAAAAGCGCTTTATCCCGACTTTGACGAGCAAGAGGAAATGCTAAACGAAGAGACAGGGGAACGCTTTACAACTCTGCTATCGCAAGGGTGGACAATGCTACAGGCGTATGAGGCTATCCATATGCACGAGATTATGGATAAGACAGCGCAAGCGGTAAAGAAGCAAACCGCAATGGACACAGCAAGGCAAATCAAGGTAGGTCAAGGTGATGTGAAAGAATCCGCCACAGGAAAGACCGCCTTATCCCCGGTTGGTAGCGACCTGGGGAAGATGAGTAACAAAGAGATTGAAGACATTATTAAGAGAGTAGCAGGGGGAGAAAGAGTCATCCTCTAGCTACAGAAAAGAGGAGAATATGGAAAATTTATTAAAAAGAGTAAAAGGGTTGTTTTTAGAGATTCTGCAGTTCCCGGATCCGACACCGCTAAACCTTACCACCAGCACGGCATCCGATAACGATTTGAGTTCTTCCAACAATAAGGTGTTCTACGATCAG